TTACTGCTTACACTGTAAGAACGCCGCAAACTCCGCACCTCCTAATCTCATGTGCAGCTCGCATAACGAACCGCGTAACATCCAGATTATGAGTACCACCGCAATGCAAATGATGGCGGTTTTTAACGGTTTTTGCGACATAGCGCTTGCTCCTTTTTCGGAGAGACGCTAACCTTTCACTTGCTAGGGTTGAAAGCGTTAGGTCTCGGTTAAACAGAAATGTTTTCCGGGACCTTCGTCTTTCTGGCCTTTGGCGAACCTCCGACCAGCGTCGAAGGCACCCGCGACTATTCTACTTATTTCCCGCCGCCCCGCTACTTAAAACTAAAACCCGTCAAATTCGTCTGTTATTGTCATGGGGGATTCCTGTTGGTTTATGTTTCGTCTTTCTGGTCGAGATCGAAGTTAAGCTGATTACGTCCGCGATGGCTTGAGGGGAAGTCTTCCCACGGAATGGATTTGTCTTCGGTCTTGTTTTTTCCTACAAGGCCGATGACGGACTGGAGGGTGTAGAAGCTGACGCCGCATTCCAGGTTATTACACTGGTAGTAAGTCCGTCTGATGGTTCTTTCCTTGTTTTCCATTCGGCTGGTGCGGGTTCTGGATGATGCGCCACATATCGGACAGGGAAACAAAGGCAGGCCCTCATACTGATAAGTCTGCCGTTTATATTATTCCAGTTATTCCTTTTCTGCTATCCATTCAGGAATTTTTAATTCCAGCTCAAGGTGTGTGGTGAAGCCGTTCTCGTCGATAGTGTGTTCCGCTTTGGCGATGATCCAGTCTTCGTTATCGATATCGGTTTTAAAGCCAGACACAGAGCCGTGCATTTCGGGGTAGAGATCTGCACGGCCACGCGCCAGCGTAATGGAAAACTCCGCCGCGCCGCGCTGTAGCTGCTGCCATTTGGCGGCGGCGGCACGCTTTGCGGCTTCTTCGTTCTGGTAAGTCTTGCGCAGTACATAAACGTTACCGTCTGCGCCTTCCATGTAGTCGCCTTCGCGGCTGCTGCTTTTCTCTTTTTTTGACGTTGCGGGCTTGCGGCGGCGTTTAACGCTGACTTTCTTTTTTTTGCCGAAGTTCAGATCCAGCCAGTACGCCTTTACGCCTGTATAGGCCTGCCTGTCTGAAATGCGGAACCGGTGTCTGTCGCCGTGGCTGCGGGTCAGGGCGAAAGAGGGTAGCGCTTTGCCGTCTGCTGTGACGCCGCCGCCCGGCAGAATGAATAACAGACTGCCGTTCTTGACTGTGGCGATAGCGCCCAGCATGTCGGCCATGCGGGTGAGAAATGACATATCGCTTTCATCAGTCTGGTCGGCGTGGTCGATTTCGATATCCATCAGCATTTCGCTTATCTGCGCCTTCAGTCCGTAGCGGCGAGCGATGGCAGACACGACGCGCTCGACGGTCACATCATGCCAGGACACTTCACGCTTAACGTTGAACTCAGCGCGAAAATCGGCACTGCTGGCCGTGATATCAAGGCGGTCAGGCGGGCCTTCGTGTGAGATCTCGTCAACGATATACAGCCCCTTGTAAATCAGGGCTTCACCTTTCCATCCCATCGATACGGCAAGCTTCGTGCCGCGCTTTGGGAGCTGCACTTCGCCGTCAGTATCGTCCACGCTGATAACAACCTGATCAGCCTCAAAGCCCCGGTTATCCGTCATTGAGACAGACATTACCCGCCTGTTCAGATCATTCAGTTCGTCTTCGCCTGTGGTGATACTGAAATCCGGCATTTTCACCGCATCATTCAGGGTGTCCATGTAGCTGTTAATTTTTAGTGTGATGGCGTCTGTGGGTGTCATGTGTTCTGTCCCTCCGTTGCCCGAAGGATCACACGTGCGCGCGGGAAGCCGTAACCCTTTTTTGTTGTCGCAGTACGGGAAGAACGCGGGTTTAGTGCTATGGCGGAGAAGATGGCGGATTATCACGGGGAACCTCAACAACCGCAACGGTGGAAAACATGAGTGAACAACGTTTTCACGGTGCGCGCATCAGGGAAAACACTGACCTGGTCACGGCCATTAATGACATTGATTCCAGTGTCATTGGGATTGTTGCCGTGGCTGATGATGCTGATGCGGGTACTTTCCCTTTGAATAAGCCCGTTTTGTTTAACCGGGTTAATGATGTGCTCGGCAAAACTGGTAAAACCGGCACGTTGTATAAATCCCTCAAGGCCATAGCCGATCAGGTCAGTACGAAAGTGATTGTTGTACGCGTCCCTGCTGCAAAGGAGGGCGACGGCGAGAAGACGCAATCACAGCTTGTGATTGGCGGAACGGAGGCGGACGGCAGTTATACGGGAATGTATGCGCTGCTGGTTGCTGAACAGGATGAACATATCGGCTACCGTCCGCGCATTCTGGCGGCACCTGATCTCGATACCAAAGAGGTGACGTCTTCCCTGTGTGTGATTGCTGAGAAGCTGCGGGCGTTTGTGTATGCCGGATGCAACGGTTGCGCCACGATGGCGGAGGCCATCGCGTACCGGGCTGATTTTGCCTACCGCGAACTGATGCTTATCTGGCCTGACTTTATCGCTTATAACCCTGAGTCCGGCCAGAATGAAGTTTTTCCGGCCCCGGCGTATGCGTGCGGCCTGCGGGCGCTGATTGATAACGAGCAGGGATGGCACAAGTCGCTGTCTAACGTGTCGGTGAAAAACGTGCTGGGGATATCAAAACAGGTGTTCTGGTCGCTTCAGGCTGAGGATAGCGACGCCAACGCACTTAATAACAAGGAGATCACCACGCTGATTAAGCGTAATGGTTTCCGATTCTGGGGCAACCGCTCAACTGATGTTAACGCCTATATCTTTGAGGTGTATACGCGCACGGCGCAAGTGCTGGCTGACAGTATTGCAGAAGCGCAATTTGAGGCGATAGACGAACCGCTGACGCCAGTTAACGTTAAGGATGTACTGAGTGGCATCCGGGCGAAATTAAGCGCGCTGGTGACGTCCGGGCGGCTTATCGGGGCGGAATGCTGGTATGACGTGGTGGATAACAGCACGACGGGGCTGCGACAGGGACGCGTGCGTATTCGCTACAAATATACGCCGGTTCCGCCGCTGGAAGATCTGACACTGTACCAGACGTTCACGGATGAATTTTTCGGGCCTGCATTTGCGTCTTTGGGAGGTGTGTAAATGTCTGTTCCACATAAAATCCAGTTTTTTACCTGTTTTATTGACGGGGAAAACGAGATCGGCAAAGTGACGTCGCTCACCCTGCCAAAAGTGACGCGCAAGACCGAAAACTATCGCGGCGGCGGCATGATGGGGTCAGTTGCGGTTGATCTTGGCCTTGATGATGGCGCGCTGGATGCCACCGCCGTTTTTGGCGGCTTTATGCCAGGCGTTATCAGGAAGTACGGCGGCGACATCGACGAGCTGAAGCTGCGCTTTGTGGGGTATCTGTACACCAGTGGCGACAGTCGCGTGTGTGAGATTGAGATGCGCGGGCGTATTACTGAAATTGATATGGGTGAGGTCAAACAGGGTGAGGATACCTCGCATACCTACGCCATCAAAAACACCTATTACAAGCTGTCTGTTGATGACCAGGAACTTATCGAAATTGATAACCTGAATTTCATCTACAAAAAAGACGGCAAGAACATGATCCCCGATCGCGCCCGTTCTGCGCTGGGTATGAACTGATTAATTTAACGGCGGTACCGTGTGCCGCCCGGAGAAATGACAATGAAAAAAGAATCTGCTGAATATGGAGTTGACGTCACCAATGAAGCCACTGCCCCGGTGAAGGGGGTTACGCTGGCCCAGCCGGTTGTACGCGGGGATGAAACGATTACGTATGTTGAGATTGGTGACGCTATCAGGCAATCAGGCTCACTGCGCGGACTGTCGCTGTCAGACGTGCTCAATATGAAAACGGATACCCTGGTGACGCTGTTTGCGCGTGTGACGTCTCCACGCCTGAAGGAAAGCGAGATCAGAGCGCTTGCGACGTCTGATTTTATCGCGCTGTCCACGGCCATCGTCCCTTTTTTGACGCCTACGGCCTCTGGAGTACCGAACGGGGCGGAGACGGACGACTAATCACGGTGGTTAAGTTTGACCGGATTGAAGATCTGGTTGCTGATATCGCCGTTGTTTTTAACTGGCCGCCTGCTGAAATCTTCATGATGAATCCGGGAGAAGTGGTGGCCTGGCGTGAGCGGGCGGCGCTCAGAAGTGGTGCCCGCGACAATGAAAAATCTTGATATCCGCGTTTCTTTCAGCGCGATTGATAAGCTCACCCGTCCTGTAGAGACTGCCCGCCAGAGTGTGGGCGGTCTTGCTGATTCCCTCAAAAAAACCCAGACCGATATTAAAACGCTTGGCACGCAGTCCAGGGCGTTTTCCCGTCTGCGCGAGAACTTCACTAAAACGACTGAAAAAATTCAGAAGACGCAGCGCGAGCTTAACGGTCTGAGGCAGTCACAACAGGCGGGCAACGCCATGACTGACAAACAGCGTGAGCATATCGCGCAACTGGCGGCAAAACTTGACCGCCTGAATGAGGTGCGCACCCGCGAGAAAGAGAAGCTGCGGGAAGCCAGCCGCGAGATGGTGAAACACGGCATCACGCTTTCAGGCAGTGACCGGACTATTCAAAGCGCCATACGGCGTACTGAGCAGTACAACCAGACGCTGGAGCATGAGCGGCAGATGCTGGCGCGTGTGGCAAAGGCGCGGGCGCAATATGACCGTATGCAACAGGTCGCCGGAAGACTGCGCGGAGGCGGTGCTGTTGCGCTGGGGGCGGCTACCGCTGCCGGTTATGGTGCCGGGCGTTTTCTGGCGCCTGCTGTGAGTTTCGATCGGGAGGTCGCTCGCGTGGGGGCGCTTACCCGTCTGGATAAGTCCGATCCGCAGTTTACTGCGCTGCGTGAACAGGCTAAAAAGTTGGGCGCGGAAACGCAATTCACCTCAAGGGATGCCGCCAGCGGTCAGGCGTTTCTGGCAATGGCCGGTTTTACCCCGCAGGCCATACAGGCTGCGTTGCCCGGCGTGCTGAATATGGCGCTGGCAGGCGGCATGGATTTAGGCGAAAGCGCCGATATTGGGTCAAATATTCTTTCGCAATTCCACCTCGACCCCAAAGAGATGGATCGGGTCAGTGACGTACTGACCGCCGCATTTACCCGCACCAACACCGATTTGACCAACATTGGCGAAGCGATGAAATATGCCGGTACGGGTATGGCCGGTCTTGGTGTCAGTGTGGAACAGACAACCGCCATGATTGGCGTGATGGCAAACGTGGGGCTGCGCGGCAGTATCGCCGGTACAGGACTGCAAACCACGTTTTCACGTCTGGCCGCGCCAACGGGTAAAGCCGCCAGTGCCCTGAAAGAGTTAGGGGTTAACGTTGCCGACGCAACCGGAAAAATGCGACCGGCTGAAGTGGTGCTGGCTGATATTTATAAAGCTGTCCATAAGTACGGCGACGTCGATCAACTGTCTTTCTTTAAAGATATTGCCGGGGAAGAAGCCGCCAAATCTTTCCAGGCGCTGGTTCAGTCTGCGGGCAGTGGTGAACTGCAAAAATTACTCGGAGAACTGAAGAAGGCGCAGGGGGAATCTGCGACGGTCGCCAGAAAGATGGCTGATAACCTCGACGGCGATTTAAAGAATCTGGATAGCGCGTGGGAAGGGTTCCGTATTCAGCTTGAAGAGCTGGTTGACGGGCCATTACGTGGACTGGTTCAGGGGATCAGTAACGTTGTTGGCGCGATGACAACGTGGGCGCGGGAAAACCCCGGACTGACGAAGGCGCTGTTGACTGTCGGCGGTAGTGCGCTGGCCGTTACCGCGATTACTGGCGGGCTGTCGCTGGCTATCGGGTTGTTGCTGGGGCCAGTGGCAAAACTGAAACTTGGCTTCGCGTTAATGACTGGTACTAAAGGGCTTGGGCGCGCCATTCCGCTCTTTACTCAGTTGCGGGCGGTTATTGGCGGCCCGATGGGGAGTGTTAAGGGCTGGTCTGCTGTCTTCTCGTCAGTGACGTCCGGGGCGGGAAGGTTGTCGGGAGTTCTTGGGCCACTGCGGGGGATGCTGCTGTCTGTTTTCACTTCACCACGGGCGGCGGTTTTTTCTCTTCTTCGCGGGGTTGCCGGGCTTGCTCTGCGACTGTCCGGGCTTCCGACACTGTGGGGTGTGATTACCGGCGCAGTGTCCATGCTTGGCGGCGCGATTTCGCTGTTACTGAGTCCGATCGGGCTTATCGGGGCGGCATTCGTGGCGGCGGGTCTGCTCATCTGGCGCTTCTGGGAACCTATTAAAGCGTTTTTTACCGGGTTTTTTGCCGGGGTGTGGGAGGCGCTAACGCCGCTACGGGAAGCGTTTTCTGCGTTATCGCCGGTGTTTGATTCGATTAGTAACGGGATCAAATCCGTCCGGGACTGGTTTACACGCCTGCTGGAACCGGCCACCACGTCAAAAGAGACGCTGGAAAAATGCACCAGTGCCGGAAAAACTTTCGGTAAGGTAGTAGGGAGTTTTATTCAGACGCTGGTTCTTGGCCCGATGACGTTGCTACTTGATTCGCTTGGCTGGGTACTTGAGAAGCTGGGGCTTATTCCTGACGGTATTGAGCGCGCCCGTCAGAAAGCGGAAGAACTAAAGCGCAACGAGCTGCTTGATACCAAAGTTTCTCTTCTTGTGGGCGATCTGGCAAAAGTCGCACCAAAAAAAGTCGATACAGGAACCACAACACCGCCCGGCACAGATAAGCCGTTGACGCCTGATCAGGGTACGCTTCGCAGGTTAAGTAATATCGCTGACAACACGAAGGCTACCGCCGATAACACGAAACGCATCGGCCCCGGCGATATTGTCTTTAAAAACCTGCCTCGTGCGCTGGCCGTTCGTGGCGCATGGCAGGAATCACGGCTTGCCGGTTCGACTGTCACCGTCGCCCCTGAGCTCGCCCCGGTGATGGCTGCCGCCTCCCGTCCTGTTGTCGAAGCGATACGCCGCCCGGTTGGCGGGAATGGTGGGCGCACCGTTGCGGCGGCTGGGTTTGATGGTGAAATTCACGTTCACCTGCATAACGTGGTCACGCAGAACCCCCGCGAACTGGCGAGAATGGTTGGAGAAGCGGTGAAAGCTGAAATGAATAAATTAGCCCGAACCGGGCGCGCCAGCTTCCTGGATAGTGATTAAGTGAGGTGACGTTATGATGATGGTTTACGGTATGTTTGTTTTTGAGCTGAAGACGCTTCCACATCAACAGCTACAACAACACAAGACCTGGCGGCACGTTAAAAACGAGCGCATTAACCGCTCTGCAAGCTGGCAGTACATCGGCGCGGGAGATGATCAGATCACGCTTTCCGGGGTTCTCTACCCGGAAATTACGGGCGGTGAGGTGTCTCTTTCGGTGCTGACCACGCAGGCCTACACGGGGCGACCGTGGCCCCTGATTGATGGTGTGGGGCAAATTTACGGCATGTATGTCATCACTGGGCTGCAAACGACACGATCGGAACTCGACCGCTACGGGAAGGCAAAAAAGATTGAGTTTTCGATAAGGTTTCAGCGGTGCGATGAAGATATGCGGGAGCGGCTACAGTCCTCTTCTGTCAGTGATTTACTGAACGGTCTGAAGGATAAAGCCAGCGCGGCGTATGATTCAGTAAACGGCGCGATTTCCGGACTTTTATAGGGTTGCAGGTCGTAGAACTACTGCTACGGCCAGCTCTTGTTTACGCCGCCCGTTGGCGGTTGAAGTGGTTAACAACTGGTTTAAATAATTAGTGCGCCACTGGTTAAAAATCAGTGGCACGGCCTTGTCAGACTGGTTGTTCCGGCCAGTCTGGATTTGAGGTATCCACCCGGTTTACCAGTACCCTGTATTTTTTCCACTCGTCTAGCTGCGCTTTCTCATCATCTGCTGCGATTCCAAGATCAACCGCATCCTGAAGAGGCGCGATTTTCCCCGATGCCATTTGCAAAAGACGGCTTTTAGTCCCTTCAGCTTCACGAAGTCTGGCCGCTGTTTCCGCAGCTTCATCCTTCACCCACGCCTTACCATCCCATTTCTGGTATTCACCGCCCGGTGAAACTGATGTGACATTTTCGGGCAATGGACCTGGTTCTGAAATATAAATCTGGTTGCCGGTTGTTGTGTCGTAAACCGTCTCGCCACGATGGTCCTCATGCAGACTCCACGTTTCGGTTTCAGCATCAAATATCGCAATATGACTGGCTGGAATATCCGGGGGCGCAATATCCGTACAATTTGCCGGTAATCCAGTGTGTGGCGGGATATATGCATCACCTGCACCAATAAATTCGTTTGTATCTGAACGCAGATTAAAAATTTTAATTGTCTGCGGGGTATCGCTCATTTTAAACGTCATTTTTTACTCCGGATAAATATTCAGGTTTCAGGTGCTTGCCATGAGAATTGGGGTTAAGGGAAACAGCATGGCTATGCGCAACAATATAAATATCATCAACCTGATGACGGGGACTGATGCAGGTGTTACCTGATTTTTTGCAATACGTTCTGTAATCACCAAAACCGATATATTCCGTTCTGGCGTTCGGACAAAGCGCCTTTGACGGACAGTATGCCGTTGTGCTGAATACAGCATCCTGACGGGCGCTGGCGTATTGCCAGTTAATTTCCGTGGCGCAGTTAATAAAACCATCCCACGCCAGCTTCATTTGCCGGGCGACACTGTCCGGGGATACCTGACCACACCCGGCCCCCATCGCAGGGAATACTACCGATTTAATTTTCCTGTCTTCCCCGGCGCTTTTATTGTGCTGAAATATCGCTAATAACGCTGCACGTGTTGCATTATAAACCGCGTCGGTGCCGTCGATTATCAGCGGAACGCGCATCGTCGGGGCATGAACCAGCCACGGATGCTGACTGTTGCCCGTTTCAATAACAAAGGCGCTGCCGACGGGCTGTTCTCCCAGATATTCACGGATGATATTTCGCTGTACACGTTCCTGTAACTGCGGCCCGAAATATGCCGTAATAGCAGCATCCACACCACCATCCATAAGACCAAAGCTGTTGGCTGTACTGACCATGCAGTCAAATTCCGGTATGGTTTCAAACGGTCCGGGGATAATTTCCACATTTTCGGTATTCTGAAAAGAATGTTCAAAAGCCACGGCCATTGCTGGCACGGGTGCTGAAAGAATTAATTTAATCATGCCAGCCTCACAATATAGTTAAATGCAATGTTTTTAACCGTGGTTTCCGCATTACCGTCTGCGTCCACAATAACGACGTGTCCGTGTGGACCGATATACATGGTATGCTCATGTCCTCCGATATAAACTGTATGCGCATGGTCGCCAGCGGCCTGTGTCCACGCACCACCTCCAGGCTGAAATGAGGTGTGATTGGAATCTCCCCAGTATGAATTGATATAACCGCCGAACTGGTGAGTATGGTTGCCCGTGGTATTGGTCGATTTCGTACCGTAATCAAATGACGACGTGCCTTTCGTTCCCAGATCGGTATCCAGCGCCCGCGCGCCGTGGCTGTGCGATTTGTTACCGTCCATTTCCTGAGACAGTACCGCCCGCCCGCTGGCGGGCTTACCTTTGATTGTCCAGCCTCGCATGTCAGGAATAACGCCGGATGGATACGCTATAGCCAGTAAGGGATATACGTTCTTATCAAATGTTTGCCCCTGCATCAGGGCGTAACCGGCAGGGATGGCGTCAGACGGCCACGGAAGGGGAACGCCGGGCGGACACGACATCAGGGGACGCCAGGTAAAACCGGAACCATTGGTTGTGTCATAGCGTATGCCAGTCCAGGTGTTACCGGGTGAGTCTGTTATCTGAACGACACAGCCGTTTGCACAATCGCGCTTGGCAATCACCTCAAGGAAAACATAATCGCTTACCGGCAATATTGTTGCCGGGGCTTTATTGACGGCGAACCGGCGCGCGCCGGATGGCAGGTTACTCAAATCATCGGCGGAGCTTATCCACATAACAGGCTGTTCAGCAAGACCGGTCTGAGTGTCGTCTATAGCTTTTTTTGTGGCAAGAATTCGACTGTCGTCGCCAGCGGCTACGGTGTCTGGTGTGGTGCCAACGTTGCGGGTCGCGCTGTCGCCGAGCTGGCGGGCCAGCACTTTATCGGGGACGTCGGCCAGGTTCTGGTCTTTTTGCATTGCGCCAGTGATGCGGCTGTCGTTACCGGCGGCCACTGTGTTTGCGGTGGTGCCAACATTGAGGGTGGCGCTGTTGCCGAGTTGCAGGGACTGGCGGGCCAGCGGGATATTTGTCAGGTCAGCCAGGTTGCACTCTTTGGCAAGGCGTGCGCTGGCGTTGTCCATCGCGATTTTGACCGCTTTTGGCGTGGCGGCCATTGTTTCGTCTATGCTGGTAACGCCGCTGTAGAGTTTTGTGAAGCCCTTGTCGGTCAGGGTGGCGTCAGGATGGTTGCGTGATTTTTCGTGTTCTTCCAGGCTGTTATCAACGTACTCATTAGTAGCCATTATCGTCGTTGAGTCGATGGTGATATTCACGATCGAGGTATCACTGACAATCAGCGTCATACGTACCGTTTGCGCGCGCCCCGATCCCTGTTCCAGTAATGGCTTTTCGCTTGCTGGCAGGCTACAGATGGCAACCAGTTTATTAAATTCGTCGTAGATCCCCGCTTCGCGTACCCAGAATCCGCCCACTTCTGCCGGGATCAACAGCTCCACAATGATGATGTTCGGGTGCTTTTTATCCACGGTAACTGAGTTAACAGCGGCACGCCAGACTTCGTTAACCAGTGTGGTGCTGGCTGTATCCGGGTTGGTGGGGTTGCCGCCGCCATCACCTACAGCCATCTGAGTCAACGTGAGTTTTGTTCCGCCTGGTGACATGGCGGCAATCAGCCTTTGTTTGCCGTAGTCGGTAATTATTGTTTTAAATTTCGGGAATACAGGCATGTGTTCTACTCCGCATAACTGGTGATGATGTCGCCAGTGTAAGAGGCGCCGCCCGTAAACATTTCGCCGGTGGCTTCAAGTATGATGTTCAGGCCCACAAGATGGCGGCTTACTGGTCTGGCGTCGGCTATCAGGCGTTCCATTTCGTAGTAGGTGTCGGCGTCTATACCGTCTTCTGATGCGCCAATCTCCAGACGGAAGGTACCGGGAGTGCCGTTTTCCTGCCACCATTCGACAACCCTGATTAAATAACCAAAGGGTTCAACAACATTACGAAGCGCGCGTATAGTGCCCTTTTTCTGGTGAATCTCCCATGAGGCTTTTATCGTCTTTCGCTTCGTCTCTTCCGGCCAGTTTTTGTCCCATCTGTCCACGGACAGCGCCCACGCCAGATAGGGCAGAAGGGCGACCGGGCATTCGTCAGAGTTCCACAGCTTTCGGAGGTCGACGGGGATAGCATCAAGCCGCGTCGAGGCCTGTTCAGTGCTTCGCATAAAGCCACTGGCAGACGGTGGAAGAAGGTCATTATTCATCGGTCCCACCTTTCTCAATAGTGACGGTTACGCACCTTGCCGCCTGGGTGTCGTTGATAACGATATCCGTTGCAGGTTCCGTCAGTTCGACGCGCTGAACCCCCTGAACATGCAGCGCCGCCATAATGGCCGAGCGTGCAACATCACGGCCTATTTTTCCCTGAAGTGCTATCCATGTCTGTAGTGCGTCATGCGCGGCGTTCTGTATGGGCTCCGATTCAGGGCCAGGATAAAAAAAGAGTTTTGCGTTGATGTTGTAATTGACTATCTCCGCGCTTTGCACCGTCAGCCTGTCGCCTATGGGGCGGCGGTCTTCGGCGGAAAGTGCATCTGTTACGGTCGCCAGCAATTCAGGCGTGGCGGTGCCGTCGCCCTCTGTTGACAAAACAGAAAGCACGACAACGGCTGGAGACGGGCTGGTCGCTTTGGCGTCTGCTACTTTGCCGCTGGCGCTTCTGGCAAAGTATTCATAAGCGCCTGACGGCCCTGCAACGCTTAAACCATCAAAAGCCGCCTGCGCGCGCATACGCAGCGCCGTGTCGCTTTCCATCACGGCGTTGGTGGTGTCCGTTGCGGGAGTAATCACTAATCGCTCTGTGTCCATATTCCCGGCGATATTATCCAGATCGGTTGCGACTGAATGACTGAGCATACAAGCCGCTGCGCCATCGTTTATGCGCTGCCTCAACAGCAACTCGCGCCATGCGAAGGCCTGCGCGATGATGTTCAGCGGTTCAGATTCCAGTTCCAGCGCAGCGGCAACGGCGGTGCGGACTTCTTCCGGGAACTTGCTTATCATGAACTGCTTTATCTCCGCCAGAATCACTTCAAAATCCAGCGCCTCAATAATGGCCGGTTGCGGAAGCTGTGACAGGTCAACGGTTGGCATTATTGCCCCCTCTTAACGGTATTGTTCGCTGTGCCGGTTGCATGGTTTCGGTGATAGTGCCTGACAGTTCCGCTTCGGCGCGTCCGTCTTTCAGCCAGCGAATATCAATGGTGTTTAGCGCAATTCTTGGCTCCCATCGGGTAAGCGCAATGACCGCCGCGCTCATGCACTGAAGGCGGGTTGTCTGGTTTTGCGGCGAGTCAATCAAATCCGGGATCAGACTGCCGTAATCGCGGCGCATGACGCGGCTGGCGAGCGGCGTTAACAGAATGTCGTTAACCGAGTTCCATAGCTGATCGGTATCGTTCAGTGTTCCGGTGCCGTTCGGATTCATGCCTGTGTAACGTGCGGTCATCTTGTCCCCTTTGTCCAGCTATCGCCCGGCTTAACTCCGCCGTGACCGTGGTTGTCAACCTGTACGCCGTTTGAAGTGAAGCTGCCGCCGCTGTGTTCAACGCTCCGGGTCATTTTCCCGCCCTGAGTGATTTCAAACGTGGCGGCTTTCAGGTGCTGCGTACATTCCACAACGGGGGTTTTTAGCGTCACACTGACTGACGCCTCAAGGTTTGCGGTCTTCATACCCGTAGCGGATAGCGCGCCAGCGTCGGCGTCATAGCGAATAATGGCCCCGTCCGGGGCGGTGATAACCATCTCTTTCAGGCTGCTGCCCGGCGCCGGGTTATCGTTGCTGTACAGGCTGCCGATAACCATCGCTGTTTCCGGGTTGCCGCCGATGCAGGCGATCAACACCTGCTCGCCGATGGCGGGCGGTATCCAGATTTTGAATGCGCCCGCGCGGGCCACGTTCCAGCGCAGCCAGTCGGTTTTCAGTTCGCCGCTTTGCACACGCACGCACCCTGTGCTGGCATCAGTCGCAAAAACAATGCCGGTGCGAATGATATTCCCTGTCAGGCGCATTAGTTCGGTCATCCCGGCGTTCATTTCCCGGCGTTCCCCAGACTGTTAATCACGGCGTTATAAATCAGGCGTTCATCCGCTGCGGAGATCCCCAGCAATTCACGCTGTGGGTACTTCGCTATGGCGCCCGGCCCCACCTGATCCCGTAGTCCGTACTGGTGTACGCGGGCAATACGTGCCGCCACGCCGCTGTAACCGATACTGACGCCCTGCTGGTCGGGGTACATTTTCAGGTAACGCAACGTCCGAAGGCGCTCAAACATGGGCGCTTTTTTGGTGCTGTCACGGCGTAACGATCGGGTGTTAATCGCGAGATAACGCTCAATGTCGCTGCGGTAGAAAGTGCGAATGTCGTTGCGGTCGGTATCGTATCCGGTAATCGTGCGCCCGTACTTTCCCCGTCCGCCGTGCCAGTTTTTCAGCTCCCTGACTTCGCCATTCCAGATAAATTTAATGCCCTGTTGCGAACGGGTTATACGGCGCTTACGCTGCGGCCACGCCGAACCATCAGGGTTCTTCTGGCTGCGTATGCGGCGTTGCTGGCTGCGGCGTACTTCCTGGCCTACCGTCCTTGCAGTTCTCGCTATTCCGGCAGAAGACAGGCCGGAAAGGATATCGCTGAATATGGTGTCCAGTTCGTGGGTCAGTTTGCTCACTGGCTACCTCCCGCGTCTGCTGTGAAGGATTCATCAATAAAAACGCTGCTCCAGTCGCCCCCGGTCGAAAAATCCGGCATATGTGGCTCCGGCAGGTATTTCCATGACAGATCCCCGCTTTCATTACGCGAGACGGTCACGCGCTCAAAGAGGGGAAATTCAAAAAGAATGTCGGCGCTGTCGTCGTCATTAATGGCGGTTGAGAATTTAAACGCTTTATTTTTTTCCGGGTTCATCAGCAAATCCCGCTGGTTGAACCACAGCCAGCGCATGACTGGAATAGTGAAATCGTTAATATCGCCGGTGAAGTCCATCACAAACAGAATCACGGTGTAGTCGTAGGCAAATGACGGCGTATCACCTGAAAAACAAATATGTCCGCTGTCCACAAAAACCGTCATTTTGTCAGGATTAGCCCGGCTCCAGCGGTTATGGCGTGTCACGGCATCACGAAGCGAGTTAATTTTTTCCATGATCAGCCTTCCGTTCAGTGCATTGTTCGGTGATGTACTGTTGCAGGCCGTTCACCTGTGCTGTAACGGCTCTGGATTCGGTTCTGAGACGCTGATAATTCCGTTCAGCGTCCGGAGTAAGTCTGGCGGTGGCTGCATCAGTTGCGCCGGTGGCGGTGGTATCATGCGCGGCGGCGGGCATACAGACGGCGTGGAGCTGCAACCGGCGACGGCCAGAAGCAAGATCAGCGCGTAACTTTTCGGATTCGGCTTTTGCATCGGCTAATTCCTGTGTGTACTTCGCGTCAAGGGCGGCGTTCTGGCGCTGGCGCAGTGTCATATCACTGATAGTCTCGTTTGCCAGATTCAGGCTATGAGTGGCGGTATCGCGCTGGCTTTTGTACTTCACGGCGTTATCGTGATAGCGACTGGTAGTCCATGCCAGCGCTGCGGCTACTATCAGCAACGAGATTATTACGCCAGTCGTTACGCGGTTCATGCGCTCTTACCCCTGACCAAGAAACATCGCCCGCTCACGTCCACGACGCGGGGCCAGAATGGTCGGGTTACTGCCTGCGCGGCTCCGTTTCAGGAAAGCGTCAGCGGCGGCGGTGTAGTTACCGGCGTTCAGATAGCGGCGAACGCTGGAACCAGTAAAGGCGTTTGCGCCGATATTGAAAATCAGGCTGCATAACGCGTCATACTGGTTCTGGTTCAGGGGAACCGTTACCCGTTCAGCAATGCAGCGCTCCACCCATGACAGATCATCGCGTAGCAGTCTGTCGGCGGTGTCCCGGGTGATGGTCATGCCCTTGTGAACGGTAATACCGTCCACTTTTCCGGTGTGGCCTGTGCCGATAGTCCATACGCCGCGCGAGTCGGTGTAGGCGGTCAGTTTGCAGCCTTCTTCGCGTTTAAGTGCTGCTAATCCACTATCTGAAATCTTCATTCGTCATTTTTCCCTGCAAATTTCTTTGTCATGAAAACGCCGAGCGCCCTGATATGCTCAACGCCGATAAGCCCGATAGCCGCACCGATACCCACGCGCCAGTCTTCAGACAACCAGGCGGCAGGTACGGGCTTGATGATGGAGAATGCCGCCACTGCCAGAAGACAACACAACGGTACTTCCAGAAGTAGACGCCGCCAGCTTTTCCCCGTATAAAACACCCTGAGTGCCGCGACAGCGGCGGTCATTAACAGGCTGTCGAGTGGAATATCCCCCTGCAACCAGGCCTTCAGGTGCATAATCCAGTCCTGCCAGGTGTGCGGATCGCCGTTCATACTCTTTTCCTGTCCCGTTTTCATGATGATCAGCCCCATAGCTGGATCATTTCCCGTTGTTTTTTCTTCTGCTGCTCAGGCAGTTCCACCTCCTGCCCGGCTTCCAGAAATACGCTGTTACTGAGTCCCGGATTGGCGGCTAATACCTGTTCTGTGACGCCCTGTGTGGTGCCGTAATGGCGAAAACAAAGCAAGTCCACGGTATCGCCCTGAAGCGCTTTGACTTTCATCAGACCAGCTCCACAAACAGGCGCTGAGTACCGCGAATATCAGCTATAGCCCAGCGCACATCGCGCCACAAATCATCGGTCTGAACTTCCAGCGCATCGGCTTTACGGTCGCCTTTTTCGGTGGTGTCCACGTCGCGGGAGTTCTCAAGAAGCAGGGCGCGGGCGGCTGAGTAAACCGCGCGGCGGTAGCGATACACCTTCACGCTCTCGCCGTTAAGCATTCTGGCCGGAACGTCAGCCAGCGTGCTGTAACCGGCTGATTCCTGAATGCCCCGCCAGTCGTCAAGCTGGTCAGTGATGTGCGCCACCGCTTCTGTGGTGACAAATTTCAGGCGTGGGGTGGTCGTTCTGCCCGTTATGCGGCTGGCAAGGCGGAGATCGCGTAACAGGATGTCCGGCCAGAATGTCCCGGCTGTCACCTTTTCATCGCCGTCGTCAACGTCGGTAACGTCCGTTTCTGCGCTGTTGACCTGTGGTTTTGCCACCATACCCATACGGAACTCCTTAAAAACCAGGCGGTGGGCAACCGGTAAAAAGAATGACGTACATTCAGATCACCGGCGCGCCGCCTGTCGACGGGGGTCGAAGTCGTTAATTATTTCTTTGCCGCCCTGCGGGTCGTTTTAGCCTTCCCGGTCGCGGGTTTGCGGGGGGCGGCTTTACGTACCGGCGCTTTTGTTGGCGCGTTATCTCTGGCGTCTTCCTGCGCGGCGTCCTGGTCTGTCGTCGCCGTTTCGTCGTCGGTTTCAGGTGGCAACTTTTTCAGGGCGCGCGTCAGGGTGGCGATTTCGCGCTTAACTCCGGCGTTGGGGTTAAGATGCATGGCTTCACGCAACAGCTTCAGTGATAACGCCTGCGTTTGCGGGTCGGTTATCGCCCGGCGTGAGAATGCTCTTGCCTTACAAAGCTTGGCGCGTACCTCGTCCGGCATATCGCAGTCGTTCACAATGCCCTGAAGGATGTCCAGCGGTGCGATATAAGCGGATAAATCGGCGTCCGGGTCGGTTTCCGCCAGTGTTAATAACGGGTTACAGATTTCTTCCGTGAGTACCGTCGCCGCGTCACGCCCGAAATTGTCCGGCAGACTGAGGTTGTGGCGTACCACGTATTCGCCGATGCGTAATGCCAGCGGGAGATCGCCGCAGTCCACGGCCCACACCATCAGGGTGGTAATCACCTCATCCGGGCGTCCGTTGTCGCTGTCCAGCGTCCCCTCGATCCAGCCCTCAAATTCAGGTAACAGTTCTTTTTTGGCGACAGCTTTTGCCGCTTTTGACTGGATACCTTTCAGCCGCGACTGCGCCAGGCGGAGGCGGTGAAGGATCTGTTCGTGCGCGGTACGTTCAACCAGCGTTTCTTCCCCGGTCTCAAGCCCTGCACGGCGCGCCATGACCTGTTGAAAATGTTTCTGTGCCGGTGTCAGCATCTTTTTATCCTCCGATATGGCGGGCGCACTGCGCCCGCGTCATACGTTATGCGGCTGCACCTGCATTACTGGCGGATTCAGGCTCCGGCGCGAATTTCAGGTCTTCGATCAGGGCGCACTTGCCGTAGTCTTCCACCACGTAGGCGTCGTTCATCGACTGATAGGTCGCGATGCGGTTATATTCCGGCTCCTCGCGCATCAGGCGGCGCAGGCTCCCTTTCTGGAAGTAAATTGAAAGGTTACTGAAGGAGGTGATCAGCATCGCGTTATCCGGAAAGAACGGCGCGAAGTAGGTCGGCAGACCGCCAATCAGGTGAGACGCCACAATCAACTGACCGGCCATCAGTTCGGTATTGGGGTTGGTCGTGCTCATGGCGTTAATGAACGGCAGACGCAGCGAGTTAAAGAGGTTGCGTGATAACAGTACAACCAGATCGGGGGCGTCTTTGTACCATTCATCCAGCAACGAGGAGCGCGCATCCTGAACCAGTGCGTCCGGGTTGGCATAGTCCCCCTTAGCGATAACCTTGTTACCCATATCGCGGGTCGCAAGCGTCACACCCTTCATCACGCGCGCTGCTGCCTGTTTACGAATATGCTCAATCCAGCCGGTGTTAACGTCCTGAAGGCGCGGATTGGCGGCAAAATCGGAAATGAGCGCATGATTCGTACCGTTAAAGCCGATCATGATGCGGTCAAGCGCGATCTGAAGCGCAATCTGCTTACTGATACGGGTGGCGAAATCGGGATGGGCGTTCCAGGCGTCAAGTTGTGCGTAGCTGATGTAGGTGTCGTAGTTCACCTGCTCACAACGATAGCGGCGGGCGGCTAAATCGTAAGGTGTGATGGGGTTACGGCGTTTGGTGCCGTCGCTGCTGCTGTTGGTGCGGGCAATCGGGCCGGTGGTGTCAATAAGGACTTTCTCACCTTCCTGATCGGTAACACCGATAATGTTGATTTTTTGTGTCAGTTCTGTGCTGTTTTTCATAGCGTTTTCGAGACGCTGCTGAACAGCCGGATCAACGGCAAAGTTTTTTGCCAGTCCCGTTACCGGAAGACCATTAAGGCTTGCCTGATGCGCCATGTAGAGGTCAAGCTGGCTGCGGGTACTGGCTGAAAGTGCGTAATTCATCGCTTTATTCTCTCGCTTTAAAATCAGAAGTCGGGCATTTCTGCGGCGTTACCGCCCGTTGCGCGGAAACGGTCTTTTGCATCGCCGTCCTGGCTTGCCAGTTGGTCGCGTAGCGTGGTCAGTTCGGCGGTCAGTTTTTCGATGGTTTTGTGGTCGCTGTCGTGCTGGCGCGACATATCGTTAAAGCGATCGAGAAGGTCAGCGTGTGACTGCGCCACACCTTCCACCGCTTCCCGTACCTGGCTGAACTGCTCGCTGTCTGATTTACGTCCCTTGCCAATCAACTCCATGACACGGCTGAACCATTGTTTGCCTTCTTCGCTGCGCTGCTCTGCCAGTTCGATAATTTCGGCTTCCATCGCTTCGGTGAACATTGGCGCTTCGGTGTGCTGGTTATTGAACTTCATCACCTGTTCGCGTTGCTGTGCCGCGAATTTCAGACGTTCAGTACCCAGACTTGCAGGCGTGTCTGTCATTGCCAGTCCCACAATGTAGGGATTGCCGTTCAGTGAAAATTGCGGGTGAAGTTCAATGCTGGAGTAGATTTTTTTGCCTTCGTCCGTGAGCTTCTTCATGCGGTCTGTCGGCTCAATTTCCGCATAGAGCGCGGTACGGCCAGACAATGGGCCTTCGGTGATATCTTCCGCACTCAGTGCTGTCACATCACCCATAGCGCAAAGGTCGCTGTTGGGAAAAGGGGAGGTGATGTGTTCCACGTTAACCCGCGCACCATACACCGTGGGATCGTAATTTTTCGCTGCTGCCTTCAGGTGCTCGCCACTGATTTCGCGTCCGTCAATGGTTGAACCGGAAACGGCGACACGGAATTTTTTGCGGGCTGGTTTGTTTGCGCTACCCATGCTGCTAATCCTGTCTGTGTTTGTGATGCAGCCATGATGACAAGGCGCAGGCACCTTCCTCAACGCGGTTTTGTTGTCGCCGGACGGGCAGAACTGAAAGGGTGTGAGAGAGGGATCGCGCGCGGGGTAATCTTCCCGGCATGAAGGGGAGACACGATGATTCAGGATGCTTTTGTACGGCTGCGGGCTAAACAACTTTACTGGCAGGGATACCCGCCAGCGGAAATCTCGCGGCTGATGGGGATAAGCCAGAACACGATCTACTCATGGAAAAAACGCGATGAATGGGACGAAACGCCGCCTGTTGCGCGCGTCACGCAGTCCATTGATGCCCGCCTTGTTCAGCTTACAGGAAAGCCCGATAAAACCGGGGGAGATTTTAAAGAGATTGACCTGCTCACGCGGCAACTGAAAAAGCTGAGTGACGGCCAGCCCACTGACGCGAACGGCACAAAAAAGCCACGCAAACGTAAACTGAAAAATCACTTCACCGAAGAGCAGATTATCGCGCTGCGGGAAAAAATCATGGGTTCGCTGGCCTGGCATCAACGCGGCTGGTATGAGCAGCGGCATCACCGCAACCGTATGATCCTGAAGTCCCGCCAGATTGGCGCAACCTGGTATTTTGCACGCGAGGCATTGCTTGATGCGCTGCGGGATGATGTGAAATACCCGTATCAGCGTAACCAAATCTTTTTGTCGGCGTCCCGGCGCCAGGCGTTCCAGTTTAAGACGGCTATTCAGGAGGTGGCGCTGGAAGTGGATGTTGAGCTGAAAGGCGGCGACAAAATCATTCTGTCCAACGGGGCTCAACTGCATTTTCTGGGGACGTCAGCGGCGACGGCGCAATCCTATACGGGCAACCTGAAATTCGATGAGTTTTTCTGGGTCAGCAATTTTATCAATCTCCGCAAGGTTGCCGGGGCAATGGCAACACTGAAGGAGCTTACCCGTACCTATTTTTCCACCCCATCAGGCGAGACACATGAAGCCTATCCGTTCTGGACGGGAGACCGGTGGAATGAAAAGCGCCAGAAATCGAAACGCCAGGAGTTTGACGTGTCATGGAAGGCGCTTAACAGCGGTATTCTGTACCCGGACAAAACCTGGCGGCAGATTGTCACCCTTCAGGACGTTATCGATCACGGCTGGGAATATACAGACCTTGAAGAAATTCAGGATGAAAACAGCGAAGACGAGTTCCGCAATCTGTATATGTGCGAGTTTGTCCGCGATGGTGAGTCCGCCTTCAGCCTGAACTCGCTGATAGGCTGTGGCGTTGACGGCTACGACGACTGGCCTGACTGGAAGCCATTTGCACCACGGCCAGTGGGAAATCGTCCTGTCTGGGTGGGTTATGACGCCAACGGCAGTACCGGTAACGGTGACAGCGGCGCGCTGTGCGTGGTGGCGCCGCCCGCCGTACCCGGCGGCAGGTTTCGCACCATTGAGACAAGACAGGTGCAGGGGCTGGAGTTCGAAGAGCAGGCGCGGGTGATTGAGGATATTACCCTGAAATATAACGTTCAGCATATTGGCATTGATGTGACCGGCGGCAATGGCGATGCCGTGTATCAGATAGTGAAGAAGTTCTTCCCCGCTGCGGTTCCCTACAATTTCACTCTGGCATCAAAGCGCGCGCTGGTCATGAAAATGCTTCAGGTCATACGTGCCGGGCGATGGGAATATGACTGCGGCGATAAGGCGCTTGTAACGGCATTCAATGCGGTACGAAGAATCAAAACGCAGGCCGGATTTATCACCTACGACACGGACCGTTCGCGCGGTGTCAGTCACGGCGATCTGGCGTGGGCGAATATGCTCGCCATCATCAACGAACCGCTTGGCGATGAAGACGGCGCGGTCAAGAGTCTTGTTATGGAGTTCTGATGAGCAGAAAAAACCGGAAGAAAAGCTACAACAGGGGAGCCGGGGTGGGTTTTGAACAGGCGCTTAAAAGCGATCCTGCGCTGAGTGCGTTTACATTTGACGGCCCTTACAGCGTCAGTGGTTTTGACCTGCTGGATAACATGTATTGTGCCGATAACGGGCGATGGTACGAAACGCCGGTTGATTTCGGCGGGCTGGCGCGCGCATCGCGGCAGACCTCATGGCATCAGTCTGCGCTGTACTTCAAACGCAATGCGCTCAATGGCTGTTTTATTCCGCATCGTCTGCTGAGTCGTCAGGCGTTTTCAGCGCTGGCGCTGGACTGGTTTGTGTTTGGTAATGCCTACGTTGAACGGCGTCGTAACCGTCTGGGCGGCACGCTGGAGCTACGCCACGCGCTGGCAAAATATACCCGTCGCGGCACTGATTTTGAGACTTACTGGTACACCGAACCCGGCAGGGATGATTATGCCTTCCGGCGCGGGGAGGTGTGCCACATCATTAATCCCGATATCAATCAGGAGATCTATGGAATGCCTGAATATATCGGGGCGCTGCTGTCGGCCAGTCTCTCACGTTCTGCGGATCAGTTTCGCAAATATTACTATGACAATGGCTCACACGCGGGCTGCATTATTCATATCGGATCATCCGCCGTTGACCGCGAAAGCATGGAAGCGCTGAAAAAAACGTTAACGGAATCGCGGGGCGGCGGTGCGTTTAAAAACCTGCTGATCCAGACCACTGGCGGAGGTAAAGACGGGGTGCAGATCCTGCCATTCCAGCAAATCACCGCCAAAGATGAGTTTATGAATATCAAAGCGTCTTCACGTGATGATGTACTGGCGTCTCACCGCGTACCGCCGCAATTGCTGGGTGCCATGCCGGGCGAGAAGGGATCGTTTGGCGACATTGAGAAAGCAGCGCGCGTCTTCGCCATCAATGAACTCAATCCGGCAATGGAAGCCCTCAAATATATCAATGACTGGCTTGGCGAAGAGGTGGTACGGTTTAACCCTTACGCACTACTGGAACAGAACAACACCTGATGTCTCCGACAGGTCAAACTGAACATGACCTGTCGCGTTATATACCATCAAATTTTTTCTCTATCCCTGTCTGTTTTCTGCTTATTACCCTGGCGGATATCAGCACGTTAGCGGTCACGCCTTCCCTGAATCTCCCTTTAAAAATAACGCCTCAGCGCCACGCAGACGGGCGCACATCTGAGCAATCGAATCACGCCAGCGCGTGCCAGTTCGTCGCACACAAAGGCGCTCACGCGACGATTTGGCCACATTCTCGCCGGGTTGCCTTCCAGCTCCTGTTGCGTGGGCTGTTCCCCCGTCACCTGCGCGCGGCAAACGCTTCAATTTTTGTGCACGCACCGATCCGTCCTCAGACCGCGCCAGTACGGACCGGAAAGGGCAAAAAATCGGTCAAAAAAATTGTGCAAAATTGTGCAAAATTGTGCGGGTGAAAAGTGACCGTATATTTGACTGCACATTACCTTTCGGATAATTCTGTCACAGAAAACCACAGAAAGTGGTGAGTATTGAATTAAAGGAGGCTGGTATGAGAAAAATGTTTGATGAGTTTGACGTTAAGCGGTGGAAAGCCAAACTGCTTAAGAGGAATAAGTGACATTACTTTCGCCTTCTGTTTAATCCTGTATCGATCGTCGTCGTCTTTCCCTGCGAACGTATGGGAGTATGCGCGTGGTTCCTGATAATTCATCCATATTTTCTCCCTGCGCACACCTTCGCGTGTTATGACCTGAAATTCTCGCGAACGCCAGCCCGGTAAGCATTGTCATAAAAAGAATAAAAGTACCCCGGTACAATTACCCTCACGTTTTCCGGTATTGAGCATAGGCAATGAAGCAAACGGAAATGATCGTCTGCGGTGTATTTATGTCGATAGCGCGCGGTGCTGGAGCGGGTTCCATGAAGGCATGGGCTCGGAATATACCAATATCCGACCATTGTGCAAATGAAAAGAGTAAAGAGTGGTGACAGCACAGCATTTATATGGATTTAATATATATGACATGGTAATAACTAATTCTTGATTGATGCGATAATTAGAGGAATGTATGAAGATAGGATTTCAACCAACCGCTTTGCAGTTTCAGCACAAAAATAACGAGACGATATCCAAATATGAATTGTTAGATAAATGGAGAGCAGAATCCCCTGATAATGAGAGAACAGAGCGTAATATTATTTTCGATAACATAATGAACGCACAGAGTACTGGTATTTTACATATTGAAGGAAGATATGTCACTTCTATTCCTGTATTACCTGATAATATATTTGAGTTGAAATTAAATGGATGCTTTAGACTGGAGTCTATTCCTCCTCTTCCTGATGGGTTAAAAGTTTTATCTTTAAGGTCATGTCATGAGCTTAATCTTCCGCCTCTTCCTGATGAGTTACAAGAGTTATCTTTACTGTCATGCGATAAAATCGAGTCTATTGACCTTCTGCCTGGCGGATTAAAAAATCTATCTTTAATGGCGTGCAGCAAACTGGCGTCTATCCTTTATCTTCCTGATGGGTTAGAGTCGTTAACTTTGGACTCATGTTATGAATTGAAGTCTATCCCTCTTCTGTCTGATAATTTAAAAACTTTATCTATATCTGAAAATCGGGATATTAAGCTTTCACAGTTTCCACGTGGTTTAGAGTCATTAACTATAGATATGCATGCATATAACAACGACAGCTCATTTCCTGCATTACCTTATAAATTGTCAAGTTTTTCAGCTTCCTATGGTAAAGTTGTCCCCTCGCTTCCTCCACAGCTGTCATCATTGTCATTGCAACATTTTTCTGAAATTTTATGTACGACACTGCCTGATAGCTTAGAAAAATTAGATTTACAAAGTTGCCCTTTTTCTCCATTAATGGAGATGTTACCCGGTGGTTTAAAAGAGTTAAACATAACAAGTTTGAAAACAGGACCTGATACCGTTATAGATCATTTATTACCTAAAAACTTAAAGAGTTTAAGTTTATGTTTTTGTGAAAATATTAAATTACCGGCTAAACTCCCTGCCAGTTTATCATCTATTTCATTATCATCTATGGATACCATTACATGGGAAATTCAACCTTATGAGCTTCCAAAGGGTATAGATATTAAGACCGATGGGTATGTTAAACTCAACCCTGATATTTTAACCAGAAATGACATTACCTTTTATGACTTGCCCGCAGGAGAAGCATCAATTTTTCAACCTGGTGATATAGTTTATGGTTTAAATAAAGAAAGAAAAAGAGTAATCGAATTGGTTGAGTCTGTATATAATTTATCACAAAAAGATATCATTATTCAAAACACATTAACGGACGCAGTCTGGAGAGGGATGGATGGTCCAGTATTTAGCAAGGATGAAGTAATAGCAGAAAGATTAAATGATGTTCAACGAGGGATCTCTTTTAGAGATTTTTTATCGCAACATCCGAGATATAATATTACAGATAGTAAATTTTCTGATTTATCTAATGAAGACCTTTGGATGAAAACCAGTAAAGCAGGTCTTGAGTTTCAAACAAAGTTAAGAGATCGAACAGTTATTTTTCTCGCTGATTGCTTAGTTGATACAGTAAGTGAAATTGCAGCTAAGAAAGGAAAGTATGGCAATGCTATTACAGCCCATGAGCTAAGATGGGTATATCGTAATCGTAATGATGATCGGGTTAAAAATAATGTCAAGTTCTTTCTTAAAGGCCAGGCTATTTCACATGAGGATGTTTTTACAAAACCAGGCTGGGAGCAATATACTCCTAAAAATAAAAAATAGCCCAGGATAAAATGGCTTATATTTTTCAATATACTCTGTGTTTCCAGCGAGTTTACTGGCATCTAGCCATATATTGAGACCTATAAAAAATTTCATCATTGAAGAAACCGCCAGGACTGGCGGTTTTTAACTACCCGCACCAACCTCGTTAAGCGCCACCAAGATTACCAGGCATTCAGCTGGCGGCAATGCTGCAAATTTTTACTTTTAGTGTTGCGCTTTTCGCTTAATTCGGTAGCGCTCGTTTTTATGGACTGCCTGACTATAACGGCGGCATTCATTCGGCGCTGTTGAACAGTGAGGCGACCATTTTCAGACGTCGCTACTATCACAACGGGGCGTATATGAGGTTCATCATGTACGCGTCTGACCCGAATATCTCTTTAGCTACGACGCGTAAGTGGATATCTGCCATTCATCAGTAATTCCGCTTCCTCGCCCTGACAGACTCGCCGCCGTGCAGCTCGCTAATCAGAGCTTGCGGCGAGCGGTGCTATCTCTAATGTTTTTTTAGATACCGTGCGGCTGTTTCTGCCTTATGCGTTAGTATCTGGCGCTTTCTTTCCCACTTAGCCCGCTCTTTTTCTGCTTCCTGCTCTTTGTACCGGCACAATATCGCCGATAATTTTGTGCAACGGCAACCGTAGCGCTGCTTCACCTGTTCCGGCGTCATGTTGAAGGTCACTTTCAGCCGGTAACGGTGGGGATTATTGGCTACCGATTCCACCCAGGCGATGACGCAATCCCCAAGATCGATAATACCTCTCCTGTTGGGTAGCAGGTGCCTGATGATGAGCGTGTCGCCGGGTTCTGGCTGAGACGGGAGATCGGCTTCAGTTATCGGGAAATTTGCGGGACTGGATTTCAGTTTTTCCCAGCGCTCCGGCGTCAGGTCGAGTATAAAACTATGCATTTTTCCCCCTTGTGGTTTTCTGCCAGCGGGATAACAGGTTGTGCAGGGGGCGTTGGGCGCCGGATGTTTCAGATATCCGGCGTCCCTGTTTCCTGCTGTCAGTACGTTGTTCCGAATCACGAATAGCTTCGGCTTTCTTCTGCTGGTAGATGGCATCGGCGCTGGCGTAGCTGGCCGCACGTTGCAGCGCCTCTTCGTGTAGTTTTTTCCGCCAGTGTTCCGCCTGTTCTTCCGGCGTCAGATTAATAAATTCGCGGTAAGCGGCTTTGACTTCCGGCCCCCATTGGGTGGCGGAAGTATCGTTAATGGCGGTTTTCATGCTGTTGACGGTGGTGGTGAAGGCTTCATCTGCGCTTAACTGGGGTTCACGTTTCAGGCGGTCGATGATTTCCTGCTTTTGCTGGCGGGAATATCGCCGTAAATCGTCAATATTTCGCGGAAGTTCTGTCGGCTTACTGTCGCTTTTTTCGCCGGTTTTCGGGGGCTGCGTACAGTTATTGACAGAACTCCAAGGGGCCGCTTCGCGGCCTGTTAAAGGCAAACCCCCACCCGGTGTCGGCTTCAGTTTCGGCACGATGTTGTAGCTTGCGGTGCGGGTGTAGACGATGGCTTCCTCGTCCGCGAACGGACTGTAAACCCCCTCTATTTTTGATACCGTATCGCCGTAATCATTGCCGTTTTCGGTGTGGCTGTAGTACAGGCGAACGGTGAGATCATCGCGGGCAACGAACGGCCCGCCCTGATACATGGTGTAATGTTGCCAGTCAGGCGCATCCGCCACGGCGCGAACGGCTTCGATCTCCGGGTGTAAGACCAGTTCACGATCGCCCAGGCGGCGTAATTCACGCCAGATGGTGACGGGTGCGCCGCCGATTTGCTGAAACTGGCGAATATTCCAGCGGGAGGCCCACGCCTTAACGCGTCTGGCTTCTTCCTTTAGCGGTCGCCCGGTCTCTTTGTCCACTTCACCATCAAGGCCGTGACCATCGATATTTTTCGAGATGTATTTGACGATGTAGCCTACGGCGCGGCCCCGGCTTTTATCTTCCTGAACCGCTTCAAAGCGGTAGTCTTCTGCTCCCGGTTCGTCGCCGTCTTCCTGTAAGGCATACGTGCGAAACACTGTTGTTGCTTTTTCCAGATCTTCGGGTCTGAACCACAGCACCATGTGCCAGTATGGCGTTCCGTCATGGTGGGGCTCCACGGTACGAAAACCGAAAGTACGAATGCCCCGGCGTTGCCAGGCGGCACGAACACGCGACCAGACTTTGCAAAGATACTTTTGTGTCTTTCTGGGGCTGGCCCCGTTGTATTTGTCGTTGCGCTTCCCGTCTTTGATGCGGGTTGAATGGTACGAAGACGGGGCGGTCAGGGTGTAGAACATCCCGATAAGCCCCATTTCATCAGCGATATCCTGAAAACCTGCCGCACGGGTTTGCAGTTCCATGCGGGCAATTTTGGGGTTAGACGTGCTCGCCAGCACCTTATCGATCAGCGGCGAGCGTTCGCCGGTGTCCCTGTCTTCCAGATCCATTTTGTGCAGCCAGGCCATGTTAGCCTTTTGCTGCGCCAGCCATTCTTTCAGGCAGGGCTCCGAACATTTCGGAGAGGCCTGCTTACTGACATAACCCGCCGCAATCATCAGGTGTTCGCGCCAGCGGTCGTGAATACGCTTCAGCTTACCCAGCCACCATTTTTCCGCCTGGAGACGACCAACAGCTCGCAACGCCTCTTCGGCGTCGAGTTCTTCTTTGCTGTACTTATCCCATCCGGGGATCGCAATATTCAGGGCGGTTGCCTGGCTGGCGATATAGCCGTAAGCGTCCAGTACGGAGAAGTCCAGGTCTTCGGTCTGGCTGTACTGGTAATCAAACTGGCTTTCAAACTTCGTTTTCATGAGTCTGGAAAGCGTGTAGGCCATGCGTCTGAGTTTCTTTTTGTCGGCCCACGGCAGTAAATGGAAGTCGTCACGCATGGGTAACAACAGAGCGGGGAGTGTGTCACACGGGTAATACTGCACGTTGACCATCTCAACACGGCGCAATATGTGGCGTTCAAAGGTGCCAAACAGCCACTTAACCGCACTTTCCGGGTTTTCCCCGTCGAGTGCAGCCAGTTTCAGGGCAAAACGGTGGCGAATGATCCCCGGCAGTGATTGCAGACGGCGGCGCAAGTATTTTTCGCGCTTCTCACGCTCTTTTTCGGCGGCTTTTTCCTGCTCAATAAGGCCGCGATTTTCCGGGGTTGTGTCGCACAACTCCTGAAGATCGTCATAGGTGAGCGTGCGGCGTTCGCCGTCTGGCGTCAGATATTCAAAACACAATAACGGGTCGCCCTGGTCGCCACTGGTGGTGACAGGTTCCGGGGTAAGTTCATTTGCCGCTGCGGCGTCGTAGTCCGGGCTGTTCCACGGATACGGGTAAGCCGTCGTGTCCGGGGCTTTGCCGGAAAACGGCGGTGGGGGGGTTGGTGTGCAGCGTCCGCGAGAAGGGGTCATGGCGTGATCGCCTCCATGTATGCTCTTATGAACGTTTCTGCGACCGGCGCAACGATGGCGTTTCCGTAGGCGCCCAACTGGCCCACGCGTCCGGGAGTCCCATTAACCAGCGGCTTAATTCCGGGTTTAACTGGCCTCCACTTTCCATCCCGGCAGAACAACCAGTCAGCATCTCGCCAGAAGCTGTTAACCGGGCTGGCGTTGCTATCGCTGCCAGATCCTGCAAGCGCTTCTGAATTTTTGTTCCATTGTCGCGATATGTCTTCATGGCCTCTTGCGGGCAGGGTGAGCGGTCGTTGCTCGTTGTCGGCGTAGGCCAGCCTGCTATCTGTGCCGCCACATCCAGACGATCCGTTGACAACTTCCCGTTGCGAATCCTGCCACCCTGATAGCCGCCTTTCCCTGCTGTTGTTGTCGGGGTGGGCCAGCCCGATAAGGCTACAGCCGTTTGCAAATTCAATCCCCCCTCTCTCCCCGCATTCGACGGGTGTTTCCATGCATTGGCTGTCGGCGTCGGCCACCCAGAAGAGGCGTTGCCGGATGTGCGGCGCACCGATGCCCGCAGCGCAAAGATCGATAACTGCGACGGCGTATCCCGCTTTTTCCAGGCTAAGTTGTACAACGTCGAACCATGTGAGGCCGTCCTTGCTTGCAACTTGTTCACCAAAGATAACGTAAGGTGCGCACTCCTTAATGAGCTGGCGCCATGTGGGCCACAGGTGGCGGGGGTCATTGAATCCCCGGCGTTTTCCTGACTGGCTGAATGGCTGGCAGGGGCAGGAACCTGTCCAGACGGGGCGACTGTCAGGCCATCCGGCGCACCGCAGGGCGTAAGACCAGACGCCGATCCCGGCGAAAAAATGGCACTGCGTGAATCCTTTAAGGTCATTGGCGGTAACTTCCTCAATTGAGCGCGTGTCAACGACGCCGGGAGCAATGCAACCAGCGTCGATAAGGTTTCGCAGCCAGGCGGCGGCAAAAGGATCTATTTCGTTGTAGTAGGCGGTGGCGGTCATCGCGGGAGATACTCCCTTGCGATGGCGTCAGCGGCGGTAAATCGTTTGTGATAGATCGATCTTGCTGTTGACTCAGGCATTTCAAATTTCTCGGCTATTTTCGAAAATGTCATGCCGTCATCACGTAAAGCGCGAATGAGTCCAACGTCGCTGTCGGAATACTTTGTTAAAGGGTTTAAGTCACCGTATTTACAGTAAGTAACACCCAGTTTTTTAGCGCGGTTTGCTATATCCGTGCGGCTCTTTCTTCCCAGATGAGACGCCACCTCTGACAGCGTCATGCTGTGGCGGTGAGTCCGAATAAACATGTCCTGTTCTGGTGTGAACTGGTTACGTTTATGACCCAGGCGTCCTTCACGCCGAAGACGGATCGCCCTGAACTGGACGGCGGCTTTAGTACGTCCCAGTTGTGTGGCTATCTCGCGAAAAGTATGATCCGGATACAGGCTTATCAGTGACTCTTCTTCTTCCGGTGTCCAGTCTTCGTAATATTTCAGCATGACGTAGCCCTCCATTGCGCCATGACTGTTGCTTTTCCCGCCCGGCGTGGTGCGCTTACGTACCTCTCCCGGCCATCCAGTACGCCGATCACTTCTTTTACTGGCTTGCGTGAACTGGCTTTACCACTGACAGAACGGTGAACGTTCAGGGTGTGAAGTTCGAACGGCGAATAGATCTTGCGGGTCTCTTCGGTGTCGCTGTTGGAGATAACAGACTTAACGCCGTAAAGCTTATTTGCCTGTATCAGATGCGCGACAAGTAACCGGTGGTCTTCGCGGGTAAACGGTTTACCGTTGTAGTGGGTGAAACTGTCTTTATCTTTCAGTGGCAGGTAGGGCGGGTCGCAGTAAATAACGGCGTCAGACAGCTTATCTGCATGGAACGAAATACCGTGGCAGATATCAGGAAGCGCCTTCATCGTTATGCGGAAGTCAGCACAAACAAAGCGGGTCATGGTCTCGCGTGCCTTATCGGCAAACAGGCGCATTTCCATATAGGGGAAGTACGGCAGGCTGTGCTTGCCGAATGGAATGTTGAACTCACCCTTCTGGTTGGTGCGATGCATACCGTTAAAGCCGTGGCGGTTCAGGTACAGGAACAGCGCCGCCCATTCCAGATATTCACCACGTAGTCTGGCGGTCGCAAGGGTGATGGTATTAAACGTCTGGCGGTTGCGTTCGTAGGCTTCGCGTGTGCCGCCATCCCTGAACAGCGACCATGAGCGATCTATCAACGCCGTGGTGTCAGTGGTCAGGAACCTGTAGAAATTAATCAGCGCGGGGTTGCTGTCACACAATACGTAATGGTCATAGTCTGTATTCATGAAGACAGAACCGCCACCCACGAACGGCTCGATCAGGTAGCCTGCTTTGGGTAAATGCTCGCGTAGCTGCGGCATAACATCAAATTTGCCGCCCGCCCACTTGAGCGGGGAACGGATGAGGGCGGGCTTTTTCATGAGCGGCCCCCTTGCTGTTTTTTCGGGATGAATGGTGTGGGTTCGATCGTAATTTCACGGCGGATGCTGCGGACACGTAGCTGTGTGCCGTCGGTCAGGTAGATAAAGCGTTCATCATCCGGGCCGGTGATGTTGTCCAGTAGTGAACGGTCAGGATTAATGTGACGCTCTCTGATGCGGCACTGATCGCCGGTGGCGACGTTCTCGCACAGAATGCAGATAAAGGCGGGTTTCATGCGTCAGCCCTCCACTGAGATAACATCTGAATGTTGGTGAAGGTGTACAGCCAGTACATTTCGTTTAACGGGTCTTTGTTGGGGTAAACGTCCCGCATGAATACGAAGAGTTCGGCGAGGGGATGATTTTCAGGGTTAAAACCGTCCCTGATGGCGTGTTCGTCAGTTATCTGGTCGCCCTTAATGACGGAAATATCCTTGATGGTAGCGGTAGCAAACGACACTGTTTCGCCGTCTTCGATTTCTGTGACCAGTTCGATATTGCTCAAAGTTTGGTAGGGTTGCCTTTTCAGAAGTCCGGCAAAGTCCGATATGTGGGTAAATCTCGCACCTTTACTAAACCACATGGTTGCGTCAGCACTGTAGTCAGGAATGATTATGTTTTTAGTCAGGGTGTCGTCGTGAAAATATTCCTCTTTGTCCTCTCTGTCTGACCGGAAGCATTTAAACTGCATCATGCGCAGCGAGGTTATCTTCTGACCGCTGGCGAATGCCTCAACAAAGCGGGGTTTGAATTTCATCTGTAGCATCGTCTAATCCTCTTCACGTATTCGTTATGGTTAAGCAGCTCCCACGTCCGACCTTCGTCCAGGCTTAACAGCCGGTAGCGGTACATGACGTTGATTACGCGGGCTGGCGGTACTCGTTCCAGCCGACGCACATGTGACCAGTCATCATTCAGCAGGCGGTTGTATGCCACTCTTGCTGCCCGTTCCGGCTTTCCCCGTGGCTTCTTCCTGTTCTGGCGATACCGCGGGGGGATGATTAACTTCATTTGCCAGGGACTAACTCCAGGTTCCTGGCCTTTACCCAGCGGTCTTCCTCAAACTCGGATTCAAAACAGACGAAAATCAAATGACCATGGCGAACATCAATGCGGGTATTGCTCACTGTTCCACGCTGGTACGGGTGAGCTCTCAGGCATACGCGAGCGCCTTTTGCGAATGTGGTGTACCAGGTGTGTTCGGAATCTTTCTTTGCCGGGTCAAATGCAACGGTAGTGTTAGCCGCTTTCTGAAAGGCGATGAGCTGGACGCGGAGTTCGGCGTTTTCTTTAACGAGCTGTTCGATGGCGTTAGCGGCGATGGTGTGAGGCTCAGACATTATCGCGACAAAAAAATCATCGTTGCCAGCCATTGCTTTGGCGTGCATACGCAAAAATGACGCCCCGGCTAATGCTTTTTGGGAAAGGGTTTTATTTGGGTTAATCATTATTATTTCCTTTATTTGGGTTGTACGAATCCCGCCGCGTGAGCGGTGTTTAAATGAACCAGGTCAATTAATCAGTTATTCAGTCAGGTCGTGTAATTCCCTTAATTGTCGGGCTACTGTTTTTAAACTCCTTGCTGTTTCCATTAATTCTGCGGAGACAACCAGATATTCATGATTTGCAAGCCTCATATTGGCAATTTGCAGTGTCTCCGTTGCTTTTGTGATGATTCCGACTGCTACAATTCTTTGCCTTGCGGTGGCGTCCATTTTGTTTTCCTCTTTTCGGTTAAATTCATTTGTTTTTTAAGCTGTGAATACTTTCTTCTTTGTCTCCATGTGTCAAAAAACATCAATATCCACACGGCCATAAACATAATTAATGCGGCCAATGATATAACGGCTATTGATTCTGGAGTGGTGAATGAATAACTGATATTCATTGTTATCACTCCGTAGTTCTGGCGGGGTCGGGGACGACGCCGTCAGTTAATTGTTTTGTCATCCAGTTAAGTTCTTTAAGGTCTTTGCTCGCATCTGTATCTTTTGAGTAAAACAAGGTATTGCGGACACTAAATATTCCGCACTTCATAACTTCAAAGTGTGTTTTCCTGGCTCTGGGGTTAACTTCATTATCGAAGTGATACCCCTGTAAGAACTCGTTTACCTGTTCTGCCGTGTGTTTCCTCATAACATCATCCTCACAGTGTGAAAAAGTGCCGTGATAACCCGCCCGATCGGGGTGTGGTTTCTGCTGTAGTGTTTATATCTCTCTCATTTCGCAATCTTTAAGGGCGATGCAGGCTTTACGGTTAGGTGATTCGGTAAGAATTACGTACATTAATGCACGAAATTTGGGGTTTTCGTGTTCCATGTATGCAATAGCCGGAAACTGGCACAACTTTTTTACATCGGCTATGGGCATGTACATTTCAACATCAGCAAATAACGTGTCGTCTTTCAGTGTCAGACGTTCTATTTTCCCCTGATTTTTAATATCGCGAGTCACCATTGGATTGCCAATAAACTCGCCTATATTTGGCTGATAATAATCAGTGTTAAACGTCTTTACGCAACTCTCAAGCATTGACTGCGTGATTTCGCGACCGTCAATAATTTTTCCTGCTCTGGCGATGGGGACGTTTTTAATTAATGTGTTCATGTTTGACCTCGTTTATTTGAGTAACCAAAACACCAGTAAGTAAGCGATCGCCGCTAAAAGTATTGGGTGTAACCCTTTTGCTAATGCCGCTTCATATTCCCGGCGTATGTCGCCGAATTTCACGCGCTTATTACTGTGTTTTTTTCCAGACATATATTGCAAGCACGCCGGAATAAAATATGAACATCGTCAGCAATGGACTCATGATATAGTTAGTTAGCGTGTGCATTAATCGGCCTCGTTAAAAAAGTTAACTGGCATTCACACGATTAAAGCCAGCGCTATCATGAATACGATTAAGACAACTCCAAAAAATTGCGGCAATGATGGTTGTCGTTTTATTTGGATTTGCGTTAATTGCAGCCCCAAAAGTCCATCCCAGAGAAAAGATCGTGAATGCGACGCATACAAGAATTGCTGGGTTGATTTCATGACTCATGGTTAAGCTGTTTTTATTTCTGTTTAAAGAAGTTCATGAACCCGCCAGAAAAATACGCGACCATGTCAACGCAGCGCTGATAGTTCTTGCCTTTGCTTGTCGTAATCAAAATCCCACGATCGGCATCGGTCTGAACACTTTTCAGATCGCCGTTGCGAAAACGTTGCGCGAAGGCTTTTAATGTCATCTGTGGCTCAATGCCTTTCTCAATCAGGGCACGCGTCACGCTTTCAACGGTCAGAATTTCACGCTCCCGCTCTTTGTATCTGGCAATGTCGCTTCTGGTCATTTCGTATTTCGGGGTGCGTGATTGCGTCCTGATTGTCATGACTCCCCCTGACTATCTTTGATTTCTTTCATTCCGCGTAAGTAGAGCAGCCTCGCCATGTTAGAGCGCGAGCGGCTTTCTTCCTTAGCCATCCCCTCTAGGACTGCGAACTCTTCTTCATCAAGACGCAGTAAAACCATCTTTCTTGGGCTTGATGCCTTTGGCGCGCGGGATCTGGTGTCACGTATCTGTTCCATAGTGATATATTCGATCTCGTTGTTACTCGGTTTTTATAGTTTTGACCAATATTATTGTCATGTAAATAAGGATTTATACATATTATGGTAACCATGGGTGATCGAATTCGTGAGGAAAGAAAGAAACTCAAATTAAATCAAGCGGATTTTGCTGGGTTAGCTGGGTGCTCACGTAATGCGCAAGCTATTTATGAAAGAGGTGAAAGTCTACCAGGCTCGGCGTACTTGGTTAGATTGTCGGAAATCGGGGTTGACGTTCAGTACATCCTTACGGGTCAACGACTTCCGCTTACTGAAATCTCGATGGAGGAACGTACCCTTCTCGAAAACTATCGCGCCATGGATAAGGCGGCACAGTTAAATATGCAGGCGGTTAGCGCTGCGTTCGCGCAGGCTAACATGAAAAAGGATGAAATTCTGAAAGACGGCAGCAGCGAGTAACGACTATGGGGATCAGTAAACTACCTGATGGTCGTTACCTGGTGGATCTTCGCCCTAGCGGAAGTGAAGGAAAGCGCATACGCAAAAAATTTATAACCAAAGGCGAAGCGAAGGACTTCGAGCGGTGGGCTATTGCAAAATACACTAACAAGGAGTGGGTAGAGCCTGTAAAGGATGACAGATATCTGCACGAACTGATTGAACTGTGGTGGAAGCTCAAGGGGCAGTTACTGCGTGACGGTACGGCTATTTACGGTAAACTTCTGGCAATGGAGCGCCGTCTCGGTCATCCTGCGGCCAGCGACATCACCCCAAAGCTTTTTGCTGAATATCGCGCGCAACGCACTTCTGCCGGAATAAAGCCCAAAACCATCAATACGGAACAAACACACCTCAGCAGCATGTTTAATTCCCTGCATGAATCCGGGCACTATCCGACAAGATCGCCACTGACGGGGGTCAGGCGTATTAAGCTCACTAAGTCAGAAATGGGATATCTGACCAAAGAACAGATCGTGCAGCTACTGGCGCAACTGGACGGCGATAATGTGCTGGCGGTAAAACTTTGTCTTGCCACTGGCGCACGATGGAATGAAGCGGCCTCACTAACCAGCAGTCAGTTACTTGATGACCGCGTGACTTATATCAAAACCAAAAACGGCAATAACAGAACGGTTCCCGTCTCTCCCGAACTGATCGCCAGTATCCGCAAGGGCAAGGATCATAACCTGTTTCCCGATGTTGATTACATAACCGTCAGAAACACGATTAAATCTATCGCGCCAAATCTACCGGACGGGCAAGCCACTCATGTACTACGTCATACGTTTGCGAGTCACTTTATGATGAATGGCGGGAATATTCTTGCCCTGCAACGCATACTTGGTCATGCAAATATTTTACAGACGATGGTCTATGCTCACTTCGCCCCGAATTACCTTTTCGAAGCCGTAAAATTCAATCCTGTTGCCGCCCTTTAG